CTGTAGTTTTATTGTATGGATTGCCTTTAGTAGTTTCAATGGTCATATCTCTACCTGCTGCAATGTCTGTGTAATCTCCGATATCATCATCTTCTGCCATAGAAAGCAATTCCATGTAGATCTCTTTACCAAACTGCCACAAACGAACTCCTTTTTCTTCTTCTCCACGTACGATTACAGGAACGAATACACGCATTTTAGGATTAAGTTTACCTGCCAGTGACCAGTTTTCTTTATCGGATGTTTGACGTAACTGTTTTGCAAACTCAACGATTGGATCTTTCTCACCAAAGTTGGTAGGAGAAATCATTACTGGTTTGTCGATTCCATAATGGATAAACAACTCCTTAAAAGGATTTTTCTTATCGAACTTGGAAGGAACGATACGAATGGTTTGTTTACCTACTTCAGGTTTCCAATAAATGTCTTTGAAGTCTTTACGGTTACTTCCTCCGGTTTTTGATTGTAAATTTGCTAATTTACTTTTAATAGCATTTAAATCCATAATAATATAATTGGTTAAAACTTCTTTCGCTAAAACTAATAACGTTTTTTATAACTTCCAACTTAAAGATCGATAATTTTAAAAATCTTGGTCTTAAGCTGTTTTAGTTCGTTCTGCTGGGTTAACAGGATGGTATTTCTGTAATGTTGCCAGTTTACTTTATAGTTTACATCTACTACTCCGTTATTCAATTCTTTTATAAGTTCATTCAAAGCATTGATGGTGTATAATGTGTTGGTCTCTTTCTTACGGTGAACTAGTATTGTATTTTCAGGTACTTTGTTTGCATTACCTAATTCAATATTATAAGTACAAACCCTTTCTCCGTTGGTTTTACTTTCAAGTACAAAAATCTTATTATATGTAATTTGATAATTTCGTGTTAAATTATCTATGAAATTATCTAGATCTTCCGGCTGTACGAATGTGCAGAATAGTTTGTTACTCAAAGCTTCAAAGTTTATAAAGTTATCCCAGTTAAGGTTTTCTTTATAAATATCAAAGTTTTGTGAGAGAGTCGTAGTCGTTACCATAACTAATTTTTACTTTTAAATTGTGTTCTTCAAAAATATTTAATATTTCTTTTATAAGGTGTCTTTCTTCTTTAGCTGCATCAAACAAGAATGCGTCGTAAGTATAAAGAATTAATTTCGATTTTCCAACTAATTTGGGTAATATTTTCTTTAATAACCGTACATTCGTACTTGTTTCTAAATTTTGAATGTAGTAGTTAAATAGCTTTTGCGGATTCATGGCCTCTCCAAGGATCTTTTCGAATCTATAATTGGATATAGGACACTGTATAAACCCTTGGCTACAATAGTCTTCCCATAAATCTCTTATAAGTCTATCTACTTCTTTAAAGTACTGTAAGTGTATATACTCTTTAGGTACACCTTTATAGAGAAATATAAAAGTAAGTTCTTTAGCTTTAGCAATATCTACATCTAATAACTTAGAGAAATGCTCGTAGATACTATCTTCTTCATAGGTATATCCTATTATGTTTGCAATGAGAGTTGGATGATATGCATTTAAATCTACTTCTAACAAAAAGTCATTTTCAGGTATTATAAACTTTCTAGTACCGTCTTCTTTATTTAATCCTGCAAAGTTGACATTATTAAAAGCATTAGAGGGTCTTGTAGTAGTTGTATTTAAATTATAACAGGTGTATATTTTAGTATCTTGGTAATTGTACTCTAAGTGAGGAGTTTTTAAGTATAATTCTGGAGAGTTACAAGTCAATCCCTGCTGTTCTATAAACCAAAAAACACCCGTAGTATCTCTGTTGTAGAATTTAAAATAGGTAGGCTTTTCCTGTAGCAATATCTTCTCCACTTTCTTGTAAATGTTCTCACATTTTTCATAATGTTTGGCTAGGGGTATTATTGAGTTTATTTGTTTATGTTCTGAGTATTTTCTGTAGTACCATTCGTGAGTTTTGGTATCTTCTTCTATTTTCTTATATTGTATAAAATTGATATCCGAGATGTTAGGAAGGTTGTAAAAATAGAGAAACTGTTTTTTATCTCTTACAAATACTTCTTCAGCTTTATTAAAGAGCTCTAATATGATTTCCTTGTCGACATTCATACCTTCAGTATGGTCTACAGGTATTATATAACCTTTACTTTCTCCTACTTCTCGAAGGTATATTGCAGTAACATTATTTAACGCCGGGTGTACTTTATCGTTGCTAAGTATTAATTCAACGAATAGCTTGCCGGGGTTAAAATTATGTAAATCCTCTTCCTTCTCTGCTATCCAAAACATAACCTTTTTCTATCTTTCATTTGTAATACTTAAGATAGTCGTTTTTGAGGAAATCTCCAAATTTATTTAAGAAAAATTGTTTTGAAACTTGTCGGACATTATATTGATTAGTTTTACTTACCTGTAACTTATCACCTGTAAGGATCCAATCTAAAGAAAAAGGTATATAATTCTGCCATAGGTATGAAGGGTTTTTGCTGGTTATATTAGTGAAAGTATCATTATCTAACTCCAAGTACTGTATTTGATTAGTTTTTTTGCAGAAGTATCTCTTAAAAACTCCTCTAGTGTATTCATCTTGAGTGGGTGTAGGTTGTAAATGAACTGGTAATATTAAAGTATTAACTGAAAAAACATTATTAGCATAAGTAGAATCCAAGATTGTTATTTCATTAGGTTGTGTTTCCTGTATTTGAGTACTTTCTTCAAAAATTACAAGTTCTAGATTATTTCCATCTCCGGGTACATTTCCTGTAAAGTATTTACCCTTAGAAGTTTTATAGTAAGGTCCTTGGTAAAAAGTCTGAGTACCTAAATATACTAACTCCCCTCCGTTAGTAGTTAGGTTGGGCTGTATTTGAGATTTAGGGTAGTACATGCAATTTTAATCTGTTTAAGTTACTTACTCCTCCTCTTAAGACTTTAGCTATTAAACCTCCGGTTCCCCAAGTTTTCAGTTCGGTTTTAGCATATTTATCAGCTATTTCTATAGCTGTCAACTTTCCTTCTTTTAAATCGCTATACAGTCCTTTATAGTAACGTGCTTTGATAGTTAATACATTTGCCGTGATGCCGTCCTCTACTGTCTTATAAGACTGTACAGATGCAGAACTTCCAGGGGTTTTTGTAGAGCCGTTATACTTTTGAGTAGTTCCGAATAAGTTATAAATGTTGGGACCTGTTTCTGATCGTTTCCAAGCTATCACAAACTTTTTATTTTCCTCTGTTACAGGTATTCCAGCTTCTTGTAAGAATCTTATTAGGATGTCTAATACCGGTTGACCTACAAGTATACTGCCTTGCGAAGTTCCTCCTGATGTTTTCTTATTCCTTCGACCTGTTTTCTGACCTTTCGAAAGTACGGAAGCCGGTACTGTTACTGTTTCTAAAACAGTATCCCATACATTATTTTCAATAGTATGTTTTATATTTGTTGCCAGGAAGCTTAAAGTAGAAGGTATATACGCAGGAAGAAAATCTGCATTGATACCGAAAATTTGATAGATCTTCATTCCAGAAAGACCTTTCATAGTTATGCTTGCTCTTACTGGTAAAAATCCAATTGTAGTTGAAGCACTTCCGTCACTGAGAGCCTGTTCTGTTATTGTGTAATTTATAATTTCTCTCTGCCTTTGCTTTTGTGCTTCAAAACCTCCTTCATCCCAGGTATATTTTTCTAAAGTACCGGGTTCTAATCCGTATTCTGCAAGGAAATCATAGTAGGTATCTCTTTGCTTATTTATCGTAGCTTTTAAAGTTTCTTTAGTAGATTTTCCTCTAGCTATAGCAGGGTCGTAAATATCCGCCCAAATTCGATCTTTTAACCCAATATTCCATTTTGAAAATGCAGTATCATCTTCACCTATCACCCTGCTATTAGCAGCTGCTCCAATACCTATTAACGTACTTGTATCTTTACTCAACTGAGTTGAAAAGTTAAATGCTTTAATAAAAGACCCTTTATAAAACTCTCCGGATTGTATAAACCCGTAAACGTTAAAAGTTGAGTAATCTGTACTACCTCCAAATGCGTTTAATGAAGCTACAAGGTTAGGTAAACTTACTGAATCTATAATTTTTATTTTATTGTATTCTTCATCTATGGTAACATTGAGTTTATTAACTCCTCCAAGTGCTGCATTAATGTTATCACAGATTTGTTGTAGAAATTTTACAGCTGATATTTTCAATGTCTTACCGTCCCTATTACTATCCAACACTGTTAGTATAAAGTCCATGTTTAGATAGATGTTCATTAAATATCCGTAATCTAATGTTTTGATCTGTGTAAATTCTGTACCGTCGGGATTCTTTCCCTTTACCGTACTTAGTACTTTATTATCTTTAAATTTTTCCAATCCTTCAAAAAACGTATAGTCTGCATCTTGACCGGTAGTCGGACTTGTTGTACTTATTTGATCTGTCCAAATACAAACTCTGGGATCTACAGGATATGTATGTATATCATCTGGGAGATATACTATGTTTTTATCTTCGTCGTAATCTATTTTCGCTATCTTTACTCCTGCTTTAGTCTGTAGTATTTTATATTTTTCTAAGAAGCGTAAGAAAGTTCCAAACCGTATGAAATATTCAGGAGAATGCCCATTTTCCCAGTTTATCATACATGTATCTATAAACTTAGAATCTCCGCCATATACGTCAAATTTAGGAGCAGGGGCTCCTTTATAACTAACCATTGAATTGATAAAGAATCCTGGCTGCTGGTAAAACTTTACAGTCTTACCGTTTACGATTTTACCTCCTTGAGGGGTAGTTGTTATAATATCTAATTTTCTTTTTTCTAAAGCTAAAAAGTACCCTATGTCGTGCTTTTTCATACTCGCTTCTATCCTTGCCCCGGGAGTGGATAGGTCTTGAGTACTGTTTGTTTCTGTATCTGTATCGTCTGTTTCAACAGTGGCGGTGTTTACGGTTAGTGATTCAATTACATCTCCGACCGAGTACATTATTATAGTTATATCGAAAGTGCCGTCTGCAAGAAAATCCCAAGTGTAGTTAGCTATCCTTCCACAGAACCCATCGTAGTTACCTTGTGAAGCTGCTCTGTTGGCTCGTATTTTATCTGCTACTTGGTAAAAATCTAAACCTCCTGCTAGGAAAGTACTTTCTAAACTGTAGTTATCTGCTAGATCACTTCTAATTTGTAATGTATTATTTTCATTACGTCTTGCCAGTATAGCATGCCCCCATTCAAGTAATGCAGTAAATCCTATACGTAGGTATAGAGCATCTATCATCTCTAATTGAGCTCTATTATAAGCTTTTATTTTTACTGTTGCTTTTCGAAAAGCTCCTTCATTTAAATGTTCTATAACTGCAGAAGTGATTCCGGGCATAGGTCTCAAACCGAATTCATTACCCCCAAATCCGTAATTACCTCTATTAAAAAGATTGTAAACAGATTCTCCTTCTATCTGTGAAAAGTCCGCACTATTTAACGGTAGGCTATCTCTAACTCTAGATTCTCCCTCTTTGTACCCGTAAGGTGCATGAGAAGAAGATTGAGGGAGCAACACTCCTCCCATAAGTACCATTTGTTTTGCAAAATCCGTATTCTTAATATTTTTAACAACTCCTTCTAACGAAGTTCCTTTAAATCTAGAAGTATCTAATACATCTACTGAAGATACTAGTTTTACATATGCACTATTGGCATGTATGTAGTTCAGATATCCTATCGTTTGAGAAGTATCGTTAAACGCATGTACTAGCTGACCTTCGGCAAGACCAGCTCCAAAAACTTTTTCCCTATCCTCAATCTGCTGTTTTACAAAGGAAGGGAAAGCTTCTCCAAAAATATTACCTACTTCTTGCATTTTAGCTATTTAGGGTATAAAACTGATTTATTATATCTAACGGGTTTGTTGGAATTCTAACTTGTGAACCTATTGGCGGTATTAAGGAATCAAAAGAACCTAATTGAGGATTAGCTACTGATATAATCCACCAGTAGGAGGAGTTACCATATGCTTGTAAAGCTAATGTATCATATCTATCTCCGGCTGTAGTATAGACATATAAATCTCCTTCGCTTAAAGGTATTGAAGGATATTCTACGGTCCTATAAACTCTTTTACCGTCGATCTTAGTTTCTGGAATTCTACTATACCTACTTGCCATTTTATCTTAATCCGTTATCAGTATCGTAATTGTTATTTATGTCTGACATACCTGACGCCAATGAGATGAATCTTGTTTGTCCGTAATTAGATACTTGAAACTGGTCAAACTCGTTTGCCCCAAATACCCGCGAGTCTAGTTTAGTTGCGTAAGTATTTACTTGTTTTCTAGGTACAAATCTATGTAATGGTGTAAAGTTAAAACTACTTACATTAATTACATGTGGTAATTCTTTAACGTAACTATCTGAAAAATCAGCTACGGATCCTGATGTGTTGCTTTTAATTCCTATTTCCCAGGTTGTATTCTCATCTATAGTGTAAGTCAGGGAAGTTATAAAACCGGGTACTTCGTATAGATATCCTCCTACTGTTAAGTTGACTAACGGACCTCTCATATAACCTACATCACTGTAATCCGGTGCTAGGTTAGAAGCTAAAAAGTTTAACTTTTGATACATAGGTATTAGCTCATCTTTAGATTGTGCCGGTACTACCCATGACATCCCAATAGTTCTTGTAAATCCGTTATAGGTATACATATTATCTCCTCTCCCTAATAGCTTTGTAGGATTCCATTCAGCATTATAGTTATCTGTCATAGGACCTAAAAATGCTCTAAAATGTATGTATACGTTGTTTTTCGGGTTATCGTTGTCTATAGCTGCTATTCTAAACTTTACTAAATCGTTTACTTGTTCTGTCGGTCTTACAACTTCCGACTTATACAACGGTAGTGCAGTTATTTTATCTAACGCATCTTTTACTAGCGGCCGGTAATCGTAATTTTTAATTTTATTTGGCTTGGTAATATCTTGTTTTCTAGCTAAGCTACTAGGGGTACCCGTCAGCACTCTTTGATCAATATTAAACTGTCCTGACGCTGAATCGTAATACTGAGGTGCATTTGGTATCATATGCCAGATACTAGGATTTCTTTGTGCTATGTTCTGCCTTAAGGTAGTTCTAAAATCACCTATAGATCCTGTAGGTTGTAATGCTATCTGTAGAGGTGTAAATGTCGCGTAGTTAGCGTTAATATCAAAAGAGTTTCCAGAAGGAGTTCTTAATCTCAACTCCTGTAAATTTATTGTTGTATTTCCTAAAAGACCTAAGTAAGATCCGGGTCCGCCTTTATATGAAGTTAATATTCCACTAGTGTTTGTAGTAGTGATATTATTAGTAGTATAATTAAGTAACGAGTTATTGCTATCTCTATACTCGTAGGCAAGTTCGTAATACTCTTTTTTATTGAGTACGCCGTAGTCTTGTTTTTTAACATGGCCCCCTAATCCTACTATTGATGCCTGTGCAAGTGTACCTCGTGGAGTGTATAATCCTTCATTACCTCCTAGTAGGGAGGCTAGTGTTCCTCTATTTAAACTTTGAGTAGAGACTATCGTCTGAGGTGCTGATTTGGAAAGAATACTTTGTTTTGCAGTAAAAAGTATACCGCTTGCAGATTTATAATCTCCAAAAAACTTACTAAGTCTTGCTACATCTTGTGCAACATAACTTGGAAAATTTAAACCTCCTCTATAGATAAAATCCGAACCTGCATATGCAACGTTTGCCGGTAGTAGCCCAGGTATCAAAACATTTCCAGACTGTACTAATCCAAAAGGTGATAGGTTTATGTCAAATGTAGGTATTAATGTATTAAACTTACCTCCTATTTGTGTAACTATGTACGGTTGGGAACTATTTCCACCAGAAACCCGGTCCGATGATTCTTTAGTTCCGAACTTCAGTTTGGTAAACTTAGTACCGTCTTTTTCAAATTTTTGAAATAAACCCACAATCTATTTATTACCTAGGTAAGTTTTTTAAATATTCTCCTTTTTCGAAAGTGTTGTTTATAGGAGGAGTATTTGGATCTCGCAAAGGTCCTACCGGGTTTACTCCGTTTATATCTAGTAGTGATGGACGTGGTAGTAAATTCGGTCCTTTTCTCGGATCGTTATTATCATACTCCACGTAATTCTTGTTAACAGTCTTAAAATCCGCTCCATCTAAAGAGTACCCAGGTTTACCAGAAGGATCAGCGTGCATTGTGCTTTGCTGAGTTGCAAGAGGGTTTACAGGAGGTGTTGCTCCGTCATAGGTCGAAAGTACTGACCCGTCAGTAATAAGTAAATCAAATAGTCCCATAATTTTTATTATAAATATCTAAATGTAAAGTTATATTACCAAGATCCGTAGTACACCGATCCTGCATTTGTTTTCCTAACGTTAGTGTAGGATATAGTACCTACTTTTTGGCTGTCTAGGTTTACTGTTGCTTTAGTACCTTCAAGCTCCGCTAACTGTTTATTTGTGGCGTTTAGATTATAATAACTATCCCATTGTTCTCTACTTCTCACATCGAATGGATTTAACGCTTCACCTAATGTTTTTCTCTGTCCTGCAGTCCACAAATCTCTACTTGCTTCGAGAAATTCTTTTTGTATTTGTGGAGATACATTACCTGAAAAGTACGAACCTACTACTTTTCCCTTTGGATCGTATATGATGTCACCTCCTTGTGCTCTAGCTCTTTCTTGGGCTGCTTGCATGCGCTGTCTAGCTGCTTCCTGAGCTCTTTCTCTAGCTTCCGTACCTCCTATCATTATTGCAAAACTTTCTATAGCATCTACAAGTCTATCGATGAATCCTCCATCTACTAAAGCTGCAAACTGCTCCTTCACTTTTTCCATTGCTCTGGCAAATCTATCACTTGCATCCTGTGCTTCTAGGTTAGCTAACGCTTGTTCTCCGATCTGTTCTGCTAGATCTTTTCTAGTAGCTCCTTGTTCCTGTAATGCTCTTAATACTAAAAGCTCACTCTTCTTTTCTTCTTCGGTAAGGTTAAGCCTATTTCTTCTAGCTAATTCATTTAATGCATTGAGGGTTTTTGCCTTTTGTGTAATTTCTATAAGCTTATCTGACTGTAATCCTAGAGCTGCTGCAGTTCTTTCTAAAGTAACAGCATTCATCTTACTGATGCTATCATAGGTAATACCTTGAGCGTTAATCTCTTTACCTAGTTCAACATAATCACGAGTTAATGCTAGGTACCTTGCTCTTTCTAAGTTTAAGTTACGTCCTAGTAATACTTCTGCCTGTAATTCATTAGTGATACTAGTCTCAAAATCTAAGAGTGATTTAGCAATCCCAGACACATCTTCAAAAGTCATACCGTACTGCCGGAGCTGTACTATTCCTTTGGCAATCTCATTGTTGTTATCTTTTAAAGCATTTCTTATCTCTCCGTTTACCTTTAATGTTGCCTCTAAAGCCTGTCTCGTATTTATATTAGTTTTAAGACTAGCAGCTTCTATCTTAACCATACCTAGTAAGATTTCCACGTTGTCTTGCAGTTCTCCCCCCTGTCTAACAGTATTCTCTCGAAGACTATTGAGCTCATCGTCGCTAAGCTTTAAATATGATTTAAGCATAGATGATTGAGCTACTAGCTTATCAAAGCCGGTGGTTAACTGTTCAGATAATGTGTACTGAGTTCCGAATAGTTTATTCGTCTCAACTAAGGACTCTATAATTTCTTTTTGAAGCAGGTATTGTTTTCGTCCTTCTTCTGTAATTATATGATACTGATCAGCAAGTACATAAGCTAACTCTCTTTGTCTTCTAGCAGCTTCAGTGGATAAGTCTAAATTTCTTCTAAGGTCTGCTACCTGTTTAGATGCTTGGAACATTGCATCTATAAAGAACTTAATAACCTTTACTAAGGTTTCTATTGCTAAAACTATTAGATTAGCTTTAAATCCTGAAAATGCCCCGCTAAAGCCAGCTCCTAGTAGTTGTGAAGCAGAAGCAGCTCCGTTAGTCTTTTGAGCTAAAGCTTGCATGGATTGCTGGGCTTTTTGTGCATTCACAAAATTACCAAGTAGCGGGATTTTAGATAATCCTGTAAAAGCTGCAGAAAGTCCTTTAACTGTAAGTGTTGCCTTAGTTAAGTTTTTGTTATACTGGGTTAAATTTTTGTCAGCTTGATTTAGAGCATCTACCTGGTCTTGTATGTGATCTGCAGCATCTGCATAACCTTCTGCTGTCTGTTTAGCTTCTTGAGTTACTTCTTTTTGTAGATCTATCTGATCTTTCAGATTATCTATTTGATCTCTGTTTAATGTTCCTGTTGCCA